GCTCTCTGAAATAAAAGATGCTTATCAGCAATGGAACAAGCAGACCAATTATTTGCACTGATGGTATAGCCTCCAGGAGTTGCATCACTGAGAGTCGATGTCCCTGTAAATACCTTATTGTTTCCACCACTAAAGACTATCTTAGTGTTATTCCTCTGGACAAATTCAGAAACGTGCTCAATACCATCACTACTGCCTAAGACAGAACCTTCGTTAGAACTAACCATTGCATGACCTTTTCTGGCAGCAATCCGACCTCTGGTATCAATCACAACATTATTAGCTTCACTNGCAAANGTATTTGGCACAAGCAAAGGACTGTCAGCAGTATTTAAACCACCGAAACCAGGACTTGCTATTGTCAAATTTTGTAGTGCTTGAGCCATTTTATATCCTGTAAAAATCCTGTTCTTCAGGATACTTATTAGCATCGATGCTAATTGCATCCTGGAGTGCTCTGTCAGCTATCCTCATCTGTTCTTGATAGGAAAACCCATCTGTTTCACCTCTTTCTCTAAGTGCTAAAGCAAAAGCTAACTGAAGCACTGGATTAGAGGGAATTGTCATCACTGTTGAATCTGAGGACAGATCTGCTTGAGGGATTACCATATCGAATTTTAATTGTTCGATGGAATCTGGAGTTGGAAACACTAATATTTTTAGCTGTCCAGTAGCATCAACTCCATCAAGCACATAATCCGAGACTTTGCTTGATGTTGCATCATTAAGAATTGTCTTTTGGTTCCACCAAACTCTTGGTCTTCTGGTCAGCAATCTGTTTTCTGTATCAGACATTGCTGTCTTAATAATTGCGTTTTGATAAGCTCCTGTCATGGTATAGGACTGAGTACCTACTGCTGTAGCAACTGTGATGGTAGTCCTTAAACCTGTCCATTGAGCAGCTAACTCTATTTCTTTCTTAGCATCGTTTATAAACTCACCTATCATGGCTGAGTAAGTAGTTTCATTAGTTGTAGTGACCTCAGTTTCCCTTAGCCGTTTTAGTACACCATTAATCAATTCTAAGTAAGTCATATGGTGAAAAGCCTCTCTAGTAAGGGAGTTCGATATCTGGTTAATCTATCGATGTTGATTTCAGTGTCAGTGCTAAAAGGTGTCTTTTGAGCAAGCTGAGTCAGCAAATCTGAATTTCCTTCTCCTCCACCAGATCCACTTCCGCTTCCTGGACCAATACCGGTTCCTGTACCTGGGCCTACACCTCCACCTATTCCTGTATCTGGATCTTTTCCTGGATCAGCAATTTGACCTAGTAATCCACCAGTCACATCTGGTGTCTGTGGATCTAATACAGTTCCAATTACATTAGTAGGCTGTGCTCTTCTCCTGTCATTAGGATCAGGCATGGGATCAGGACTAGGAATTACATCATCACCTAAGTTTCTGTCTTGTGATTGTGAATCAATAACATCCTGGATATCTGAGGCATTTGTACCTGTTGCTTTTGCAAGATCCTCAACAGTCATACCAGCTTGCTCTAGAGCCTCTAAGATGCCTGTAACACCTCCTGTGTTATAGATGCCCATCGCTATATCAAAATTGCTTTCTTGCTCTGCCTTACCACCATGCTCAAGAAAAGGTTTCTGATCTGGATTGAAAGCAACACCTACATTCTCTCCATCACCAAATGCTTTATCTGCAGCTCCAGCAACCTGAGATTTAGGGATAGAGCTATCAGTGCTTATAAAATTCCCATCATTGTCATAATAGTTATAATCAAATGAATCTGTGCCTTGGTTGTATTGCCAGGTTCCATTAAAAATATTGCCACTTACAACATCATCTAAACCACCAACTCCAGCAGCACTTAAAACAGCAGCACCAGCATCGGTTTGTATTGGAGCAGTAATCACTTCAGCAGCATCATCTGCTGCACTGTCTCCTCCTCCACCAGAACTGTCTGGAGGCACAATTTTTATTCTCTTACTCAGTAATCCTCCTGTGTCAGAACCTTTGCCCATAATGTCCAGAGAAGCTACATCATGGAAAATTCCAGCATTTGTGAGCACTTGAGAAATAGCGGCTTTTTTCTGATCAGGATTTAGCAAAGCTCTCTGTATATCACCTATTTCTGCACTAAATTTATCGTAATCTTCTTGAGTCAGTTCTGCTGGATTATTGACAGCAAAATCCACGTTATCCTGAAAGGTATTTACTGCATCTTGATCTTGAGCCTGACTAATAGCTCCAGCAAGTGCATCTGTTTGGCTTTGCAGATTACCGAACATCCTAAGATTATCCTGTATGTTTCCACCAGGGATGTCATAACGGCCATCCATGCCATCGTAATAACCACCACCGCCAAAGTTATAAGTTGTGACTCTGCCAGGATTTCTACCGCCAATTGATGTAAATATTGATCCCATTCTGCTTACCGTTTATTTTTGTTTCCGTTGTCCATAGATCCACTGAAATAATAGGCCACAACTGCTTGCACAAGGCCAAATAAATTTCCTAGGGTCAAATTAACTAAGGCCATATTTTGCTCTTCCTCTGGTTGATGCGTTATTTCCCAAACATAAACTGCAAAAAAAATAAAAAGCAATAATGAAAATGTTTTTACAAACCAATCTTGACTAAACTTTTCACGAGCATCTTTTCTATCTTCAACCTCTGTCTTATAAGCCTCTAGTTTGATATCCATCATTTTTACTTGCTGCTCAACATCAGATATCAAAGCTGCTTTGTCTGGATTCCTGTCTATTTCCTCTTCAATCTGTTCAACTGTTGCATTGTCTGGCAGACCTAATTTTTTCGTTGCCATTCGCAGAACAGTGCCAGCAACAGGATTGCTTGATGCAACAACATCAACTAATTTTGGTGCTANTGCTTTAAGTATTCCTTTCATTTAATTAGTAAAATAACCCTGATAATTGTCTCCAAATTGTTTACGACTTTCCCTCAACAGATCCATCTCCAGCTACCTCATCAATCTTTTGGCAAACATCAAAAGGAATAACACTTGCTCCTGTCGAGATTGTGCTAACAGTATTAACTGTGGTTCTAGCCACGTTACGGATACCCTGATAGAAACCACTGCAGTACACTTCTTTGCGTTCTATCATTTCTTCTGAAACCTGGCACGAACTGAGTAAAAACATTAAAAGTATTATTCCTGATCGCATATTAGTTTCTCCATAGTCATTGATTCGATCCTGGGTATGTAGCTTGACTCCATAAAATGATCTGAAATTGACTCATCAAGTTCACTAAATCGATCTGTCTTTCTAAACTCTGCCGATGGACAGTAATAATCATCACCATTGTTTGCTGCAAAAATTACTTCGCTTCCTGCATCTGGACCAAAGAAAATCCTGGGAACAGTACAAACCAGGTCTGACCCTGCAACAACCGAAACATCGTATGTTAAATGCTCCATTTTCTTTTTAGATTTTTTAAAAACATTAGGACGGCCAAAAGTTATTAGTCGGACATCTTCAAAGTTATGCAATCGCAATGCTGATATCGTTGCACAAGATCCCCCGAGTGAATGACCGATCACAACTGTCTTAACTTTTGGATTTAACTTTTTCCTTACTTTTGGAAACAAAGATCTATGATGTAAATAAAAACCTAAATGAACCCATCTTTTATTAACTCTCCACAGACCAGCACTCAGATTCCAAACCCAATCTATAAATGAATTAGTCCCTCTCCAAATAACATACTGAATGCCATTTCTGTTGAGATAAAAACAAGCTGCACCAGTTCTTTTATTCTCAAATTTAGTGGCTCCAATGATTGATTCACCATAAGCCTCTTGAGCTAGAGTTGCTGCTTCTTTAAGGTCATTCATTGTGTATTTTAAGTCTAATTTACTCAATTTTATATACCATTACTATATTTCTGAACCAGCACCAAAAAGTAAAAACACAACACCAGCTATGACAATAATTGTGCCTACCAAATACAAAAACATTTTTGCCAAATCGTGTATCAAAATTTCTTCTTCTTTATTTGCTGCCAGCCTTGCAGCCGCATTAGCTTTGCGTTTTACTTCGCGTTTCTTTTCAATCTTTCTGGCTTCAGCTTTAATTTTAACCCACCTGTGCGTTTGACCTTTTCGTGAATAGTATGCTCCAACTTTCTCCATCATTTTTTCTATGCGTTCTTCTTGCTGATCAATTGTGATGGCTTCTTCTAATGCCGATCCTGTCATTAGGTCATCAGTACCCGCTTTTCTTGCATTGGCTATGTGTTCCTCTACTTTCTTTTTTGCTGTGAAGAATTTACCAACTTCACCCGCCATGTCTTCAACTTCTTTTTTCCTGGCGATAGCACCTTGCACCATTACAAATGCAGAATCTAAAGCCTTAATAGCCAGCATGGCTTCACCAATCATTCGAACCTCTGACACATTGCTTTTATTCCAGGATTTTCTATTCTGTTTATCCTGGAGCTAAACTTTTCACATTGTGATAACTGCTCAAAACACAAAGATTCATCACAGTTACTGTATGTAATAAATCCTCCTATCACGATTAGTAAAATAAAAATATTCATAACTCATGGCTTTGTGGGCCAATCGCCATCTTCTAAATTAGGCCAGTTTGAATGTGTGGGTAAGTCTCTTAATGCTTGTCTGTATGTTTTCCAGTTGTCAGGCATTGCAACATCACTACCAGACATCCAATCAGATTCAACTAATAAATTTTCTCTTGTTCTTCTATTATTAAGAGCTTTAATAGAATCAGCATTATCAGCGGCCTCTGCCTCTAGTGCATCCCATTCAGCCTCTTCTTCAGCAGTAAAGGGAATGTTTCCTTTTAATGTTGCTCTAAATCTTGCCATAAATCCCCCTAGCTATTTTTAATTCCATATACAAAAAATTTGCCATCACCAAAAGTACCTGTATTTAAATAAAGTTTTATACCATTAACAGTTCCGTTATAATTTGAAAAAGCTTCACCAAAAGAACCTATTTCATAATTACTATTGCTATACCCTTTAAAATCTAGAAAACCACCCATTCTGTCGTTATAACCACTAAATTCTGCATCACTTAACGGTATACGAAATTCTATTGAAAAATAATGTATTTGGTACTGATTAATCTCATATTGATTACTTACCTCAATATAAGCAGAACCCCCTTGTCTTATTCCACCCTGCCAAGCTGTTGCATCGTTTCTTATAAAAGCTAGAGTGCAACCATTATAATTTCCAACATCACTCGTACCAGTTCTGAAAGCCATTCTTAATTGACTAGTATTACCAGTACATCGAAAAGATCCAAAAATTTTATAAGCTGCGTAATCTGAAGTATTTAAATCATCAATTTCAATAGTAGAAGCATTTGCTGAAACATTAAGTGTTGAAAGATATTGATAGCCACTAGTACCACCTGCCGCAGCATTAGCCCAAGCTATATCTGTGCCATCTGATGTTAAAACTTGATTTGCAGAACCTTTTGTAAGTAGTGCTGTTTCCGCAGAAGCATTACCATAAATTAAAGAGCCTCTACTAACTGCATCTAACTTATTAATTTCTGTCGCAGTTGCAGTTACACCATCCAAAATGTTTAATTCACTGGCTGTTGAAGTAACGCCATCCAAAATGTTTAACTCGGAAGCAGTAGACGTTACACCATCTAAAATGTTTAGTTCTGAGGCTGTAGAAGTAACTCCGTCTAAGATATTTAACTCAGCCGTTGTGCTTGTCACACCATCCAATATATTTAATTCAGCACCACTAGCAGTCACATTATCAAGTGCGTTAATAGTAGATGCGCTATCCGCTATATCTCTTGCTCTACTCATCAGGGTTTCTCCGGCCAATCATCATCAGTTAAGTTATGGGGAAAATTGCTGTGTGCAGTTATATCCCTTAATGCTTGCCTATAAGTTGTCATGGCATCAGTCATAGTCACATCTGACAAAGCATAGAAATCTGTTTCAGCAAGCAATCCATCACGTTTATCTCTTACTCCCGCAGCAGCATCAGCATCCAACCTAGCTTGATACGCTGTTTCATGTTCTGCTTTAGTTGTTGTTACATCGTCAACAGTTGTATCAGCAAACATATCCTGCTCAACCCAAGCCT